AAAAGCGCAAGAACTGGGGTTGGACTTCGAGCAACTGGCGGTAGCAGACAGAAAGTCAGCCAGAGATATGCAGCAAAGTACACACTCATTTATTCCACCCGTCCTCGCTATATTGGTCACTATAGGGTTTTTTGGTATATTGGTAGGATTGATGATGGAAACGTTCAAAACATCAGACGCACTACTTTTAATGCTCGGTAGTTTAGGAACTGCTTGGACAGCCATCATGTCTTTTTACTTTGGTAGCTCTGCAGGTTCACAAGCCAAGGATGCAATGCTTCACAACTCAACACCATCGGAGAAAAAATGATTAACTCAAGAGACTTAAATGAATTACTTCCAGAAGTTAAAACAAAGGTCGAAAACTTCATTGCCTTATGTAAGGATGCTGGAATTGACTTACTCATCACATCAACTTACAGAGATAACGAAAGCCAAGCTAGTCTCTATGCTCAAGGTCGCACTGCACCTGGCAAAATTGTTACTAACGCTAATGCTGGAGATAGCTATCATAACTATCGTTGCGCTGTTGATGTTGTACCCTTGGTAGATGGCAAACCAGACTGGGACGGCAGCCATCCTGTGTGGCAAAAGGTTGGTGAGCTGGGTGAACAGGCAGGACTAGAGTGGGCAGGTAAGTGGGTTCACTTTAAAGAGCTTGCTCACTTCCAGTACGCAGGAGGATTAACGATAGCTCAACTAAAAGGTGGGGCGCAAATTGTCTAAAACACCTAAAGCAAAACGTGGGTTGTACTACAACATAAATAATAGAAGAAAGGCGGGATTACCTGCCAAGCGCCCTGGACAGGCGGGTTACCCAACAGCAGATGCTTTTCGTAAAGCAGCACGCACTGCCAAGAAGAGATAATTCTCAAAACGAATTTAGCCTCCCCGCCACCAAGAAAAATCAGTTTTCCTAATAATCGTTTTTATTCTTTTATTATGGCTAATTGGTAATTTTGAAATAAAACTTTTGGCTTGAAAGCGTAAATAAACGCATCTACTGCCTGTTTTACTTCCATACCACCTAAATAGTCATCAAACAAAATAACGCCTTTTGAATCTAACAATTTCCAAGCTAAACAAGCATCTGTCAACACTTCTCTTGCTAAGTGATTTCCATCTACGTAAATAAAATCAAATTTTAGTTCTTCGACTACCAACGCAGAAAGACCTAAATACGACATATTTTCAATAGTTGTAATTGTTTGATTAGATTTTTTAACCTCAAGAACGTTGTTGTGAAAAACGTCAATAAGACTGGTTAAATCTAAATCAACGTGTTCTTCGCCACCTTTAAAACTATCTAAACAATAGATATGCCCATTATCATCAAGCATATTTTCAAGAATCCAACAAGTTGACCTGCCTTCAAAGCTGCCAATTTCTAGGATTCTCTTGTTGTCAGTTAAATTAGCTTTTACAAACTCAAAATTTGGGATATTCTGAGAAAACCAGTCTTGTGTAAATTTCATGGTGCTGGGAGTAGCCCGCCCTCAAATAAATAACTTCCTACGTGCCCTAGTTGCACCCAGGGAGCTGCGTATACTTTAAGACCTGCTTCTCTAGCCTTCCAGCAAAAGAAGAAATCTTCAGATAACAGTCTTTCTGTGCCTGGTTCTATAGCACAAGCAAAGAACTCAATAATTCTGTTTTTAACTTCGTAGTTATCTGTGAAAGTAACGTCATTGTTGTAACTGCCAACAACTTTCTTTTTCCACATTTTCTCAAAAGTAGACCTCTTGATTAACATAAATCCTGTACCAGCGTTCCACACTTCTACGGGTTTGTTGGCAGGAACTGTTACTGTAGAAACATAGTCTTTTAAATTGACTACAAGGCTTCCTGTGCGGTTTTTCCACACATCTACAGGCTCACCCTTGTCTGCAGCGTGTTTAACGCCCTGCCAGTTTATTTCTTTCTTAGGATAAATACCTGCAATGATGTCCACATCTGCTTGAATCATAGGAATAATGTCTGCAGGGTTGAACTTAATGTCTGCATCTATAAACATCAGGTGAGTACAGGCTTTGTGGTTTAAAAATGCGTTAACTAGAGCATTTCTGCCACGCTGGATAAGGCTTTCGTTAAACATGGCAGAGTAGCTCATGTCGTAGCCGTGTTGTTGCAGGAGTGGACTCAGGCTGAGTAGACTTTGGACGTAGTATCCAGTTGCCATACCTCCGTACATGGGAGTACACACAAATACGTGTGGTTTTTTGGTTTCTTTTACTGCTTTTGCAGGTTTGGTTGTTTTCTTGGTTGCCATGATAAATCCTTGTTGAAGTTAAGAAATGACAGACTGTGAGATTACAGGTGGTCTGTCAGCACCTGTCCTAACTCCGAGGGTTGCCCCCGAGCAAGCTCTCACTGCTGTGTTTGGTAGGGTGTGCGGGGTTCGAACCCACGACCAACAAATTAAAAGTCTGCTGCTCTACCATCTGAGCTAACACCCCTTAATACGCTACCGTTTTTAGGATTTCCTCATCAGACACAAAACTCATTCCGTCTTTGTATCCCTCTTGATAGGCTAATTCCCACAAATCTTTAAGACTCATGTTGACCAGCTCTACGATATGTTCTCTATCCTTAGAATGTACTTGCCCGTTTTGGCTGACTTCCTCCACCCGTGCACTACCACTGTTATGTTCGCTTTTCTCACCCATGATAAGGTCTCACTTTCTTGAATTTTTTTGATACGGGATGACACTCCAGATGCAGTGACCTGGACTGCCATAATTTCTTCACCTCTGAGACAGAGTAAATCACACCACCCCCACAAATCCTTTCTCACTCTCGCAAAAGGATTCCAATGTTCGACTATTTCGACTAGCCAACCCTCTTCTCTCAAATGAGCTAAAGAACGCTGTGTAGGTGATGTTTTTTTAGTTACCATCAGAACGGGACATCTGGGTCAGAGTCGTGGCTAAACTTCTTAGGCTTGGCATAGGCAGGCGTAACCTCTGTAGGCTGAGACTGCTCTAGCTGCTTTTTCTTTTTCCAGTTGTCTTCTCTTGCTGAGAACATGGTTGACCCCATGCGAGTTTGTTTCTGCCAAAGTCCTATGTTGATACGTTCACCAGCTTTGTAGTCCATTTCTAGGACAACGTGACCTGTGAAATCTGGTCCTTGTGGGTGTTTTTTATCTTCAGGTGCTTGGTAAAAGAATGTACCGTAGCCTGGTTTGTCTGGAAAGTTGTTGTTAGTTGCCATGTAGGGTTTCTCCTGATAAATATTTGTATTGGGCAAACTCTGCCCCGCCTTCTTTAACCATTGTTGTAGTGATGGGATGTCCTTCTTTTCTAAGAACTTCGATGTGTGCTGCAAGCCGAAAACTGCCATAGTAGTGCAATGCTTCCTTGGGAGTTATGGATAGTCCTCGTTGTAAGTGCCTCAAGATGTTATCCTTTTGCGTTCCTACTCGTCCTGGGGCACTACTGGCTTTGGGAGTGGGGATACTCCTGTTCTGCCGATAATGGCTTTAACACGCAACCTGTCTCTAGGCTCAAACTGGTCAATGGTAAAGTCATTAACAATTTTTAAAGATTCCATCTTGCCAGGTTTGGCATCCGCAGAAATCTTATTGGAGTTAACTATACGCATGACCATCTCTTCAAAACCTAGTAACCAGTCTTCTACGCTGTGGTAGCTGGTGTAGGGTTCATCATTTCCTGGTATGTAGAGCTTAAATGCTCCATCTTCCACAATCTCAACTAGCTGAGTGTCCTCGACTCGTTCTGCAACACCCATGTCAATCGGCTTACTTGGCGTAAAATCTTGTACCTCTTCTGGCGTATAAACGCCAACGACACATCCTGGGTAAACCGACCTAATGCCTTCCGATACGCATCTAGCACGCAGCATAGCCCTGGGGTAGTTTCTCCAATTATCTTTGTTGGCAATCCCAATGCTTTTCGCCTGTGCCAACGACCAACTGACTTCAAGACTCCCGCCTGACGGGTGAGAGAATACGCCTGTGACCTTCTCATCTGTGTAATCCTTCCATTGAACGCTACCACCAGCCTGTTGAAAACGTGCAAGCATTGCATCTGCCTTCAGAGCTGGACGACCTTGAATAACATGGTAATCACGCATAGCGACTGCCGGGTGTAAGTTCTCAGCTTGGCAAAGCAGCATGATTGCCATTGCCTCCTGTTGATTCTTAAACCCAAACATCTTGCTAGATGCTGCAACCTCTGCCATCTGTGTAATGTCTGATAAAGGTACGATATTACTCATTTGGTTTCTCCTCTCTTGCTGACATCATCCAGTCAGCCATTTGAAAACTAAGACCGGGGATGTCGTCTTCTGAAAACTCTTTTGTAGATATAAAGCCAACCATTGCTTGTGCAGCAAAGTAGTCTCTAAGTTCCATACCTTGATTTTCCACATTTAAACCTGTGGTTGGGTGTTTGAATTGAATTGGAAATGCTTTCAAGTGAATTTCTCCATTAAAGTTAGGATGGTGTCGATAACGGAACTAACCGTCAGAATGTATAGTGCCCAGTCAGGATTACTCATTTTAGTAAAAACCTCCTTGAGCCAGGTACTTCTACAACAAACTGCTCATATATGTCAGGCATAGATTGTTGAAAGAGTTTAGGGTCAAACTTTTTACTAGCTTTTGCTGACTTCCAAGTTGCCAACACAGAGCCGTCTACTGCCTGAAGTGAGCTATTTTGTTCCATATGAGCTTGAACAAAGGTCTGCAGCTGTTCCTCACGACCTTCTAAGAGCTTGATTTCGTTCTTTATCTGTCTGAGTGCTTGGCAAGCATCCTCAACGCTCTTGGAAGCCGTTTTAAAGGTATCTGGGATGTCTGATGGATACATGAGCTTAACCTGCTCTAAATCTTCAGGAGGGAATGTATCTTTTGTTAAGACTTTAGCCCAGACTTCAGCCATTTGTTTTATCAGGTTGGTCTTTTGTTCGTTTGTAATGTCAAAAGGCATTAACACAAACTCTTGACCACCAAATAAGACGGCAAGGTAGATGCGGGTATTCCCAAATACTGTAGCTTCGTGTATCAACTGAGCCATATCAGCGTTAGGAATGGTATTAGCAATATCATCAAACTTATTGCGGACACCAGCGTTATAGTTTTTACACTCGACCAGAATTGTTTGTCCATTTTCAGT